TCCTAAAGGTTGCTCTTCTCCGTAAAAGTGTCTACTTACTGCTCTAAAACTAGTATTAAAATCATTTCTTGATAGAGCAACTGTTCGAGAAAAGGCAGGCAATAAAAATTGTTCGTTACTCATTTATTTTCTCCTTAATTAAATTCCTCTGGCTTCAAACTGTATTTGTTTACCAGTAACCACTGCCCCTGTATCGTCATAAAGACTTACTGTACAGCTAGTGGTTGTTATACTTCTCATAACAATTGTATAAGAACCAGCGGCAGCATTGACTACTTGACCATTTACAAAAGGCGCAGCTTGAAAACTAGCGCTTGAGTAATCAATATTAAAATTCTCAGTTCCCACAGTAATTGTTCTTACAAATATTTTATCTTTTAAATCTACTGTATATCTAAAGGTGTTAAGATTATAATCAGCAATACCCTCTTGGAAATTTTCTATGTTTAATCTTACTTGAAAATATCTAAAGTCCTTATCAAATCCTGCGGGATCTACAAATCCATCAGGAGTTAGAGTATTTGTAGCGAATATCCCTGGATTAACATTACTATTAGCGTAAAAAGGATCAGAGGTTGCATATCTAACTTGAATATTCTGATTAACTATAGTAGGGTCAACACCTGCAAAAGTCGATTCTAAATCATCGTTAAACTGATTAAGATTTACAAGATTGTAACTAGAAGCTACAGTAGTTAAATTAGGCATTGCGTTAGTAACTGAGTGATCTGCCCCTGTTTCGTGAGCTAATCTACCAGCAGAATCTTTAATAGGATTACCATTTGCAAAATGAGCTTGCCCTAATACAATTGCATTTGCATTAGAAATACCAGCAATAAGCGCAAACGAATTAGCGTTAGAAATATCAGTTGCAAACTGACCTGGATTCCAAACTGCATAAACTGATCCTGTAAATCCTGCAGCAGTAAGAGTAGTTGTTAAGTCTAAAGAATCGGAACCGCCTTGTGACGTAAGAGTTTTATTAATTAATGAATCATATATAACAGTCGATTCTCCACTATCTAATACTCCATGAGGAGATTCTATTTGTAAATATCTACCGATACCATTAGCAGTAGGGTTACCAATAACTCCAGACACGTTTCTATCTACTAGTACGTTTGCAAAATTAGATGTCTCGGTAGAGCTAGAGGTAACTGTTGCGTATTCACCAAACCAACGTCTATTACTAAAAGGCTCTCCTACTATATCTACAAGCACCTTACCTCTTACTAAAGATCCTACATCTCTAACTTGGGTGACATAAGTAGCATTAGAACTGGCTTGCAAATCAGTTAGATCAACTACAGAGGCCCAACCACTAGCAAAACCGTTTGCATTATCAATAGCAGTTGAAGTCTCAGCATGCACGATACTATCTATGGAAAGACCTCCAGTCCTGTTATTTTGACTGGGATAGTTTCCGTGAAAGGCTTCTTCTGCTTCGTTAGCGTTTGTTAGAGAAGACCCTCTATAATCAGTTGCAAAATCTAACTCAGGATTATCTTCACTATAGGCTTTAAAAGTATGTAAATCTGCAGGTTTTGATGGGGTAAATACTACCCCTACAACTTCACTTTTATTACCACTAGTATCAATCGCTTGTACCATATAAGTAGATTGTAAAAATGTTGGACAAGGAATACTGGCGGTGCTAGCAGGGGCAGGAACAGTTGTTAATAGGGTTGCTGCAGAAAACTTTTGTTGCAAGACTTCTGGATCGCTAATATCTACAGTTTCAGAGACTCTTCTTATCTCTACTTTTTCTAAATCTAAATCTCTTAAACTACCAGAAGCATCTCTTACTAGTTGCCAAACAAACACTAAATTATCTAATATTTGGCCGACTTGGAAATTTTTTGGAGCCAAAGGAGCAGTTCTTTTACCAAAAAGAGTGACTGATTGATTAATCGGAGTACCTCTAATATCTCCGTTAAGAGGAGTTACTCTTATTAAAATCTTATTTGGATTATTTCTTGGGCCTCTATCTAAGTTATTAATCGTAAAACTAATTTTTTCAACGCCATCCTCTGTTGAAGAAGTATTGTTCGGTATTTTAACTACATTAAAATTAGTTAAATTAGTAATAATATTTTTATCGTCTGCGGCAGTAGTTCTAGTAGAGCCTTGTAATCTATAAGCAATTTCGTAATCAGTTACGTCTTTGAAGTTAATTTTATCAAACTTAATAGTTACTCGAATAGACACACCTCTATTAACATCAATAAATAAAGACTCAGTAACTTCTAAATTTTGTACTCTTGGTATTGGAATGTCTCTAACAAAAACCGCTTTTGTGCTATAAGGACTTCTCCTTCTACCAGTATTTACATTTCTTGCTCTAACAACTGTTAACCCAGTAGGAACATCTTTTATTATTCTTTGACCTGTTGACCCAAAAGATAAATCTTCAAAATCAGAAGATGAACTTAAAGAGTACCCAACTGTATTAGATAAATTAAAAGATCCAGGGTATGTAGTAGCATCATAGCCAAAGCTTAGTGTCCCTTTTGATCCTGATGTCGCAGTTACATTAGAAATAGTACCTATAGGATTTTCAGATATATTTGTAGCTGTAAAACCAGTAATATTAGCTCTAGGAGCCGAAGCTAAAGTAACTCTATAAACTGTGTTTGCAGTTAAAGCAGCATTGTAGCTACCGTCTGCAGGATCATACGTAACATTTGCAATAGCATATACGTTACCACTTAAAACAGAGATATTGTCTCCTTTTTCAATTAAAGGAGGACTATAGTGTAATACTTCAGTGCGTACTTTTTCAGCAGGAAACTCTGAACCAGGAATTTGAAAACTATTTAAGTCAATAGTAACATGCTTATCTCCTGATGAGTGCGAAAATGTAGTATCTTCAAGTCCATCTACAAAGACCTTAATGAAAGAACTATCTTGTGGCACTACTCCAATAGGTTGATTAAAAGCAGCAGAACTAATACCTATAACAGAATTTTCTCTAACAACTTTTCTAGTATTACCAGCTATATAAACAGAATTATTAGCCGTTAGATTTTTTTCTACTAATTGATTAATACTAACATAAAAAGGAGGAGCAGGTAGTTTATCAGCTAAAGAACCTCCTAAAGAAGTGGTATTTTCAATTTCAATAAACCCAGCACCAACAGTAGTATCATAGCCTAATATTTGTGCTGTGTACTGTGTAGTTTTGGCTCTAAAAGCACTAAAGTTTTCTGTAAAATTATCAGCGTCTTTTTCATTAATTGGAAAAGCTAAAAAGTCTTCTCCTCTGATTCTGTTAGGAAATAAAGAAACATCGTTTACTGCTAGTACATGTTTATTGAAGTTTTTATCAAACGCATTGTCTAGTTTATCAACACTGAATCTAATTCTAGAACCAACAATACTAAAAGAGTCACATAAAAGTTTAATCTCTCCAATAGTTGTCGCAAAACCATTTTTACCGAATAAAACAGCAGTTTCAGAGTTAGTAAAAGGTTCAACATTTGCTAGTGTAAAATTTAAAACTGCCATTAGTTAATTCCTTCTATTTCTGAAAAGCCATCAGGTTTAGCCATTTCAAATTCAGTATTTACTTCAATTGGATAATCTGTCATATTCGTAGCGTCTGATACATCTAAATCATATCTAACACTTCCATCTGCATTTTTCCTCACTATTAAATCTAGATCAATATTAGGAGCTACTGGAGGTTTTAAAGGGCTAAAGGTAGATTTATACTGCACTGGCATATAAGCAATGCTTGTTTCAGAGTCTATATACACATTAGAAATGTATTCAACAGCATCTATTTTTACAACCTCAGTGCTATCTCTTTTAACCTGTGTAACCTTAAATAACTTATCTGTAGTGCTTCCGTAAAAATCTGAAGGATTAACTTCTCCATAATTCCAGATATCTCCTCTTACAGGTTGAGTATTAGCGTCAAAACTAGAGAAAGCATCAAAAGTTTTAGTAGATACATTAAATCTTTTTTCAGCTACAAAATCTATAAAATCTAAACCAGCAGAAACATTTTGATTGGCTACTTCAGTAACTTGATAGTTTTCTCCATTAGAATAAGTCCCTTTATGAATGTTTTTTACATATGCAGTTGTTCCAGAAGAAAAGTTAACATTAGATAATAAATATAAGTCGGTAGTATCTCTGTCTAATTTTGTAATTCGTAAAGCTATCGGTAACGTATTAGCAGTAATAGCATTATTTGTTATTGCGGGGCTAGAAAAATGCTCCAAGTAAACATTACTTGTTCCTACAGTAGTGTTAGCTCTAATTTTTCCTCCGTACCCCCAACTAGTGCCACTCTGTCTTTGTTGAACTGCTACTACATCTCCAGGAATTAAGTCTAGAGCGCTTATATCAGTACCGAATGTAATAAATCTTCTTTGAAATTTATTACTAGCTAAAAGATATTGAGCATACCTCATAGCTTGACTTCTTCTAGTGACCCCAAACAAATCAACAGAGGCTATATTCTCTATCATATTTCGCTCTCTTAGAGCTTTATCATCGTCTATTTTAATAGACTCTCTTTTAAAATGATTATTAGGATCAACAAAAGATACTTCTACTCCTGTTAGTTGACCTGTCTCTGGAGTGCCAGATATAGTAAAACTATCTTTTAAAATATTAGTCTCATTAAATATTACAGAGGGTACTTCATTAGGTTTATCCATATTTATAGATAATCCGTTAGGAGTATAAATTAAGGTAGCTCTAATAGTAGCACAAATTTTTTCAATAATTTCAAATCCTTGATTTCTATTAGCAATAATACCATCCCAAGTAAAACGTCTTTCTTTTATTTCAGTGCCAGCAGCTAATCCATCAAGTTTTTGTCTAGCAGAAGTAAAGTAAGTTCTTGGTTTATATCTATAACCTCCATCAGCTCTTCCATTTACTCCAATAAATTTACCTGTAATTGCGTCACACGCATCACAATATTGAGCAGCCTCATAAAACTTGTATTTATCAATATTTTCTTCGTTTATTCCTAACCCATACGAATCGTTTGTTAGTAAGTCATAAAGTATCCAAACAGGATTTTGCGTCCAAGAGTATACGAAAGAACCATCCCATACTCCTCTATAGATAACAGGTTGAGAATATTTTAGTGTAGATCCTGTACTAGTCTGTCTATACCCTGTGTAAGAATACGCAAAGTCTCCAGAAGCAGGTACTTCAATCTCTCTCCAATCTATTTCTTCATTTTGTAAAATAGGTTGATCATAATTAGAAGGTACTTTAACTACTAACCCTTTTACCATTGAGGTAAATCTTGGGATATTACCTGTGTAAGTATTATGAGCTTCTAAAGCATAGCTTACTACAGCAGTTCTAGGATAAGCTACTGGGTCATGGTCAATTTCCTGCCAAGACACAACAGCTATCGTATCTTGAACTCTACTACTGCTGCTATCTGATGTAGTCTTTTCAATTGTAAATCTATAACCATCAGAATCGTACTCTACTATGTTAACTTCTACGTCAAACTTATAAGGAACGTTTGTCTTACCACTAATAGTTTTTCTCACAGGATCAGCAGCAGGCGTTACGCCATCACTCTTAAATACTGTGATTTTAATACCAACCTGATACTCAAAAACATTTCCTTCTTCATCCATCTTTGCAAGTTGAGAGACTAAAAACTTAAAACGTAATGCTTCCCAAGCAAAAGCAGAGGTAGGCTGTAGAGACACTTTTGTCGCTGGTACTCCGTTTAAGTTTCCATTTTTAAGTACAACAGGTGATGCAAAAGCCTGGCTTTGCGAAGTTTCTTCTCCAAAAACTGGTAATGCTGACTGATTTACCGTTCCATTTCTACTAACATAGATAAACTTGTCGGCTTTCATCTTTCCCGTATCTTCATCAATAAAGTCAGTTACAACAGATTCATTTATCTCAATATCACTAATATCATTAGGATTAATGCGATAAACAGGTCCCTCACTAACCCCTGTAGAAAGCAGCATTAGGTCCTGAGAGAACAGATTATTTTCTGTCTCTATCGGAGAACCTCCTCCTCCTCCTTTTCCACCCTTGTTCCCACTTACTTCAAATACTTTCATTGTTTAAAATAAACTTCCATAACTTGATTTAAATATGTCTTTCATTATATTAGATTGATTCTTTCTTTGAGGTGGCTTTTCTAGAGTTCTTATCTCCCCACTTAAAAATTGACCTGCCACTCTATGTCTTCCATACACAAGCGGAATAGGAGTGCCAGAAGCAATAGTGTGTTGTAACGCCCCAAAAGCATCATTTTCTCTAGCTTCTTCATCTGTGCCATCTTTCTTAGGGGGCTTCATTAACTCAGCAGTTACAGCACTGGTCAACATTGTAACACCTACAGTAAACACTACCTGGTTAAGAGCTATCCCCGCTATTTCTGCACTTCCTGGTATGTAAAAAGAGGCTACTATTAAAGCCGTTGCGAGAATAGCAGTTTCTAAATTGGATTTTCCTCCAGCTACTATAGGCGACAAACAAAGATTTACAGAACGAATCTTTTTACTCATGTAGTCGTTAAAAGTCAAAACTCGTTCTTTATCTAAATCAACTAAGCTAAAATTATCAGTTGTTTGTCTATTTTTTATCTGTTTTATAATGCTTTTTAACTTAGGAAATGAGGCTTCAATAGCTGAAATTAGTTGTCCATAAGTTGTGACATCAAAAGTCACATCTCTTACTTCATCTGTATACTTTAATAGTGTTTTGTGAAATTTTAACTTAATTTTCATTGTAACATGTCTTCCTGTAGTCTTTTAAATCTAGTGCTTTGAATAGACTCATCAAACCAGTACATAAATATATTATCATCCCACCCAACTAAGTATTTTAACTCATTATTAGCTATTTTTTTACCGTCTAAAATAGAAGGAGTAGGTTCTTCATCAGGATGAGAATGAAATACTCCCCAACAATCATCTTCGTAAGTAATTAAAGCAACAGGGTCTAAAACAAAAGTATTTATTGGATCACTACTTATGTTTTTACAAGGAATATATTCAAAGTCTTTAGTAATAATACCACAACACTCTTTAGGATACTCTTCTAGTGAGTGTTTTTTAAACTCCTCTTTTAAAACTGTAAGTTTTTCCATCTATACTTCCCCACTGTATATCTTTTGTACCATTTACCATACGGAGCTATCCAAGACGTATGATCAACCATTGTCTGCAGCATCTTATTATTACCAATATACAAAGCGCAGTGATTAGTAATGTTTGAACTTCCTATACTCATTAATATTATATCAAACGGCTGTAAATTGTCAATCTCTATAAAACCATTTTCTATATTTTTAAATGTTTCTTCAAACCAGCGTTGATGAGTTTTTCTGTACCAATCTTCTTCTACAATATCACAAACATCATATGTTTTTAACGGTATATCTTCTCCCACTTGATCTTTTAAAACTCGTGCGCACAAATTACCGCAATCTATTCCTCTTTCTAAATCATCACCTAAGTGACGATATGGAATACCTAAATATGTAGTGATCCAGTCTGGCATAGTTGCCAAAGCTTTTTCATAGTTATTTTGGTATAGTTCTTCCTGTTGCAATAAATCCCCCAAAATGTACTTGATTATTTCTTAAACTACAAGCTTCATAGTTCTTTGCACATACATCTTCGCTTTGATCTGATGTTGTTGCATTATTAATAGTAAAAAATCCATTTGCTGTTTTTGTTTTTCCTGTTGGATATCCTGGAATTGATCCTGTTCCGTTTTCTGGATACTGACACTCTTCTCCTTTATACACCCATTGACAAGTGTTTTTATAAAATCTTCGTTTAGGTAATACAAATTTAAAATACTCAAGCCAGTTTGTTAAACTAAAAGAAGCAACTAAAGAATTTAGACCTGTTAAAGATTCAATTCTAAAAACATCTTCTACATAGGCATGAGGATCTCTAGAAGGATTAACAATAAATAGTTTATCTCCTATTACTGTACTAATACTGTTCTCAAGTTGTAGGAAGTTGCCTCTTACTTCTTTTACGATAGAGTGTTTAGTAGAACTACCAGAAACAATTACATTATCTCCTACCCTATATGGTAACGAAGAGTATACCTCAACTACGTTTGCTCTGCTATCTCTTACAGTACTATATTCTGGCCAATAATCAAGACAACTAGCAAAGGTTGTTTTTACTTCAACGACTCCTCCTAACAAATCTCTTGAATCTTGTTTAGACTGTTTCCACGTACCATTTACGGCTTGAGTCTGAGCATATGTAAAAGCAGAGTTAGAAATACCTGCGTAGACTCCATCTACAACAGTTTGATCATAATTCAAACCGTCTGGATTACTTGTTGTTCCTGGCACTGTTCGCGGATCAATGTTAGCTACAATTTGACCTCCAACTGTTGCATATACAGAATTACTTGTATTATTACCAGAAATATAGGGATCTTCTACTATTGATGCTATTAAGTTATCAAAGTTAGATATCTCAACAGTAGTTTGATTTACTCTACCGTCAGTAGAGATATCAGTGCCTCCAAAATTAATAGGATAAACTAAATATTCATTTCCATCATGGTGTGCTCTATACTCTAAATCAGATAATACATCTCCTTGAACAGATGCAAAATAGTAAGGAAATCCAACAGGCCAAGCTAATCCCTCTCCAGCGTTTGAAGGGTTACCGTTTTTATTTGGGGGATAAAACTCTCCAGGATAATAGATAGAGAGCAGCCTAACAATAGGAGATTGTTCAGTAGCATTTTTAAAAGTAGAAAAACCACTTAATTCAATAGAAGAAATACTTCTACTAGAGGAACTTGTAGTAGAGCTATATTGAGGAGTAGAAAAAGTTGAGTCTCCAAAGGCTAAGCTAGTGTCTCCTCCTGTAGTTACTACAGATTGGATACTAACAGATTCTCCAGAAGAAAAGTTGTGTAACGAATTTGCTACTTTTACTTTTATCTGACTATTAGATTTATCTACAGCTACAATTCTACCTTCAGTTGCTGTAGAACTACCAACGACAACATTATCTTTAAAATAATTGTCTAAGTTACCGCCTGTAAGAGTTAAAGTATAATCATATGCACGAGTTGACATTAATCAAAGACCTCTTGTAAATCAAAGCTAATTGTATAAAAATTATCTATTGGATTTGTACCGGCAGATAATACTTGAGTTATATTTAAAGGACCTTCAAAGCGCGTTGTAACGGTGCCTGGCTCATTAATATGAGTTAACTCAAATAAGAATGATTCAAATCCACCTGATCTAGCACGATAAAACTCCTCGATAGCTGATTTAACTAGGCCTGTTACATTAGTATACTGAATAGAAAATGTTCTTTTTGGTCTACGACTTATTAGTCTACGTTTTTCGTATCCTGCTTGCATCTCTGCTCGCTCATAGTTAAACTGTTGATTAGTTTGAATACCAGAACGATCTGGTTTCTTGTCAGCCATAGAGTCTAATCTAGTAATTACCTCATCCTTATTAAAAGAAGTAATAGATAAAGTATTAATTCCAGCGGTAGGAGCTACAGTAGTGTTAGAAAAAGGAATAGTTCCTGCAGCATCAGAGCCTATCTTGATACCTTGTTTTCCAAGAGTAGGAGAAGGAAAAGTATACTGATCTTGATTCTGTGTAATACCACCAATAGTAACAATTAAATCATCTTTTACATCTACAAGACTATTCTCAGGAAGCGCAAAATTAAGCTGACTTCCATCAATAACGTAACTATTACCACTCACTGTAACATTAGAACCAGAATATGTAATTGATTTTACGTCAGGAAATGACCTTAAAATTTCAAAGGACGGAGGAATTCTAATTACTCTAAGCTCAACAGTAACTCCAGAAGCAGGAGCATCATTAAAGGTTATTGTATTTTTTAAACTAGCATTTAGAGTATTAGTATTACTTAAGGAATAAGTATCTGTTGATTGAGGGATACCATCAAGGACAGCCACTACCTCACCGACTTTTTCTGCGGCTTCAGATAGATTAAAGCTAGTTTGTGAACCTCCTGCTGTATACGTAATTCTTGAAAGAGCAGGAATTAACAGAGGATTAAATGTTGCATCGTTTGGGTATCTTTTTCTTGCCATGATTAACCTCTCATTGCCTTTCTTACTCTACCATTATTTTGAATATCTTTTACAACTAGGTCAATTACGAGCTGACCCATATCATTACGAACAGTGCTAGTCTCAACTTCTTGAGGAGTACCATTATTTTGAACATTAACTGTTACATTAGGATTAGAATTCATTTTACCTGTAGCGTTAAGCTGATTTAAAGCAGAACCTCCAATAGCTTTTGCAGCAGGTTTACGAATTACAAACTCACCAGGCTCAAGCAATGCAGGAACTCTATCACGTAATTTATTTACTGGACCGCCTTTTGCAAAGCGTTGAACTGCTCCATATCTACCAATTTCTCCTCCAGAAGCCGCTAGAGCAAACGCAGTAGCAGCTTTTTCTGCCATGATACGAACAAACATTTCTACAAAAGCAGCAATGATTGCAGTTTTGAAGTTGCCTGTAGCTGCTAGTACCCCGCCAAAGGCAGCAATAGTCGTTCCTTTAACATTTGCCATAATATTAGAAATGCCAGAGGTGATCTCTGCTCCTTTTGACTCGATTATTCCTGTTTGACCCTTTGCTAATCCAGGATCGACAGTCGCACCTGTTAAAGCAGCTGAACCATCTGCTGATTTTTTCTTGAATAGATCGCCAACAGCTGGTTTTACCTTATCTTGAACAAAATCTTTAACTAAGTCTTTAATAGGGTTGTTTATTAACTCATCGATAAAGGATTGTCTAATATCTCCAAGAATACTGATAAATAAATCATTAACTCCGTCTCTGAAAGTTCTAGTAGTTAAAGTACCTTGACTAATAGCATCAAAGAAACTGTTAACTGATTCTGTTAAAGTTCCGCCTATTTTGTTTTGTAAAGATGCTGCTAGATTTTCTAAAGTATCATATTCTACTTTTGTCTGTCTTACCTTCTCTAGATGATTTAATAAAGCTAATTGACCCTCTTGATCAAGTTGATTCATTATTTTCTTAAATAGCTCTTCTTCAAGACCAATTTGTCCAGCTATATTACTAATTTTTTGTCTGTTTAAGGCTTGTTGGTCTCTGAGTTCTTGAACACTAGCGTTTAAACCAGCAGTTCTTATTTGTTCGTCTAGTCTTCTTTCTTCTTCAAGTAATCCTGTTATAGTGTTATGAATATCTAACCTATTTTGAATATCATCGGTAGTAATTTTAGACTGACGATCCGCAAGGTCTCTTTGTTTTTGGAAGTTTGCAGAAAGCTTTGTATCAGCATCATCAGCAAATTTAATAAATCTGGCACCAATATCTTTTGCAAAATCAAAGTCTCCAACTGATTCAAACTTTATCTTTTGTTCTATTCCAAGAGCTTCTAAAATGCCATTTAAAATCTTAGCCTCTTTCTCTTGTAACTTACCTCTTGCATTTAAAGCATCTTGCGCTATTCTAGCATCTTCAGCTAAAAGTTCATACTTAGCTCTTAGTATAGTCATCTCTGCTTTTTTATTTTCTTCATTGATATTAATTCTATCAATATTAATTTGTCTTTGTGCCTCTGCTTGTTCTAGTTGAAGCACCAAATTAGCAGCGTCTAAATCTCTTTTACGATCCTCTATCGCAATTCTAGGAGCAATCACCTCATCATACTCTCTACGAAAAGCATTTTTAAGCTCTTCTACCCTAGTATTAATACTTGCGTTTTCTATCTCAAGCAGCTTTTTTCTATCATTCAGTTCAGCTATTTTTGCGTTCTTTTCAAATTCAGCAATATCTTTTCTTCTTGCAAGAGCATTTTGTTCGTTTTCAAATTCTACATTTAATAAATTAAGTCTAGCTGCTAATTGTCTTTGTGAGCTAGAGTTAGCTTCTTTAGCTACTTTCATTTGTGCCATTAATAGAGCTTTTTGATCATCAGCAGAAGCACTAGCTTGTGCGCTTTCTATTTGAGCCTTTTGAATAGCTCTGGTAGTCTTATCTCGATCTTGTTCAAGTTTGAGTAGATCAATTGCTACTTTTCGCTGCCTTCCTAATTCTGCAGTATTAATGTTAATTAAGTCTAATCTTTTTTGTGCAATCTCTAATCTTTTGTTGTCTATTGCTAAAAGATCTTGAGCTTGTTTATTTTGTGCTAACTTTTCTTGAGCTGCTAATAAGTTGCTTTGTAGTTCTAAAGACCTTGTCTGAGCATTAATTGCTCTAGTTCTTTTTTCTTCTTCAAGCCTTGTTTTTTCAAGAAGTTCTGGCATCTGTATTAATATGCCTATTTGAGCCTTTAAAGCAGCTTCTCCTCTTTTTTGGATTTCTGCATCAGTCTGATTAAGATTATTTATATCTACTAGTTTTTCTTTTTCTCGCTCTAACAAATCATTATAAGCGGTTAAATCTTTATTTAAAATCTTACTTAAGTTGACTCTTTTTTCTAAAGCGTTGATGGCGATAGAACCATCAATCCCTACTAATCCTGAAGAGACTGCATCATCAACTGCTTTAATTTCTTTGCTAAACGCTTTTCGTAAGGTTAGAAGCTGCTTTTCTGTAGCTACCAATTCTTTGGTCGTATTATTTTGTTTATTGCGCTCAAAAGTTACAACGTTAATAGCATCAGCTAACGCTTGGTTATTTCCTCCTGCGTTTTTTTGTAGCTCATTTAATTCGTCTAAGATATTATTTAAGCCTAAAAGAGTTTTTGAAGCTTTTTCAGCATTTGTTGATCCTGCATCAAAAGCATCTGCAAAACTAGTTGTTAAATTACTCGCTTTAGTAGTGGCTGCTAGTATTTGTGTCTCTAATGAGCCAAATTGAGCGGTTCCTCCCTCTCCTATTTTACCTAATGCGGTATTAAATAACACAATCTGACCATTTACTTCTCTAAGATCTCCTGCTTTTTTTAATTGCTCAAAGGCTGCAGCAGTTTGTTTTCCAGTTAGTCCTGTCATCTCAGCGACAACACCTAAAGTATAAGAATATCTTTCTAAGCCTTTTTCGGTTATTTTAATAGCATCTTCATATTGAGAAATTTTAACGGCACCTTCTTCTTGTGATATAGTGCCTTTGTCCACTAACTCTTTAGTAACTTCAAGAGCTAATTGTAGTTGCTTTAATCCTCTCACTGCATCAGTGGTCTTGACTTCAAACTTAGTTTTATCTCCTAAAATAAATTTGTTTAAAAATTTCTGAGTTCCGCTGAGTTCTTGATTAAGACCGACAGTGTTTTCTATAGATTTTCTTACACCATCAGCGTATTGTTTAGCATTAATACCAGCCGCTTCAAGCATAGCTTTATTTGCTTTTGTAACTGCAGACACTAAGCTGTTAAATCCTGCTTCAGTCTTTCTGTTTTCTTCACCTAAAGACTTAAATTTTTCAATAACAATTCCTAAAGCATCAATTCCAAACAGTTGAAAAATTCCTTGTAAGGTAGTTACGGCAAAAAAGATTAAATTTAGTTTTGATAACACTACTGATATGGCGTTTCCAAACACCGTTATACTTGTTGTAGCGACAGTAGCAGCTTTTGCCATAAATCTAGCACCTAACCCTGCTTGTTTTTCTGCTACAGCTAATTCTCTAATAGTGCCAACTAATGCTTTAGTTCTGCCTCTTGATTTTTCTAATGCTGCAGTTTTTTGTTCAAGAGTTCTATTACTATCTCTTACAGCTGATTGAAAAGCTCGCTCTTCTGCTATCTGGAGTTTTAATGCTTCTCTTGCCGCTTTTACTTCTGCGACAGATCCTAAAGAGCCTGTCATAACATTTCTTTTAGCTTCTGTAGCCGCTGATGCTACTTCTCTTCTTCCTGCAAAAGCTCCCATACCAGTAAAAGCTCCTGCAGCTCCTTGTGCTTGTGCAGTAGCTTGAGTAAATCTTTCAGTAGTTCCAGCAAGTCTTCTTGAGAAGTTTTCTAATCCTCCCATAGTCTTTGCTAATCCTGTAGTTGCAGTGGCAGTGAATTGAGCTACTTGTTGTGCAAGTCCTTTAAATACTAAAGTACCGATTCCTCCCAATACTAAAAGAGTATTACCAAAATCTTTTGATAAGAAAGATACAAAAGGCTCAATAAAGTTAGCAGCAGCTATACCAACTTTAGTAGCTAAGTCTAAGAATTTTGCGGAAAGTTGTTCAAGAGATTTTTGAGCGCTACGAGAAGATAAGTCAATTTCAGAGAATTTTCTTTGACCTTCATCAATAACTGCCGTAGCAAAAGCCTGTCTACGCTCAAATTGTGTTAAGGAACTAACACTTCTATTTAAGGATGCTGCATATTTTTCAACAGCAGGTTCGATACGAGTAAAAATACCAATTTCGTCTAATAGTTCTGGCTCAAGCTTAATAGCACCACGAAATACTCTTTGTAGAGATTCGGTTAAGTTTCTACCCAAAGCTTTAGACGCTCTAGTTGCTACCTCTGTAAGATCAGCTATTTGATCAGTGTTAAATCCTGCAGATAGTGCAATGTTAGCATTTTGCGCAGCTTCAGCTACTGTTAACTGTCCTTGTGTGACTTCTTGCAGTTTAGAAATAATGGCGTCACCACTTAAGCCAATTTCAGCAGCTAATGCTCTAGTACCTCGAATAGTTGTCTCGACCTGAGAAGCACGAGCCAAAGCCGAAAAAGCTTGCTGGACAGCAAAAATGTTAGCAGCGGCACCAGCGTAGGCAGCAACAAAACCTCCTAACCCAGAAGCCTGTGCCGCAAACTGTCTACCTGTAGCAGCAGAAGCTTTTCCTAAGTTTTGAGTTGATCTAGTTGATCTTTCTTGAGCTTGACTTAGTTGATTAGTTTGTTTAGTGGCTTTATCAAACCCAGAGGTTTCTGCTTGTATTTTTACTTTATTAAGTCTAGTTGCCATTATACATCCTATTTAAACTTAGAACCAGCTTTCGCTTTACGTTCTTCTTGTTTGCGTTTTTCATCGTAAAACTTAGAATACTGCTGAATACATACCTGTAACATATCAAAGGTATCTCTCCAATTAACCATTTGATAAATAGTTAAAATGTCAGACAACCCTGAGTATTCTTTTCCTAACCAAACACCATTCATACCTTCTATTTTATCAGGTAAGATATTCATAAGAACTAAAGCTTGTTGTGCTTCTAAAGATAAGTCGGCAGGGTCAATAGGCTCGTCATCAAAATCTTCCCAACCCATTTGTTCTGCCATTAACCAGTATTGTTCTTTAGTAATACCTCCTCCTGCAAAATTAGTTTGAAGGTACTTAATTAGTTTTTTTTTTTTTTTTTTTTCTTGGTTACTGAGAACTGCTCAAAATCACTCATGCAATCTGTAATAAACTGATCAAAAACTGTAGAAGATTTAATTAGGTCTAGGGCTTCCTCCTCTGTATAAGGAATAACCTCTTCTAAATTAGCCCCTGTTAAATCTACAGGAAGTAAGTTAGGAAGGTGTTTCATTTTCAAACCTTTCCAACCTCTAATAGCTTTTTTAGTATAAGCCTCTAAAAACTTGTCTTGATCAATTTCTTCTTCTCTTTGACGAGTGCGTTTATTGAACTTATAGCTTAGGCTTTGATTCCTAATTTTTACTAAATCTTCTCTTGTTAAGTATGCAACATTAATTACAAACCCTTCAATATCAGGATACTCTACTTCTGTAATAGTTTCAGTTGCAATTAATTTTGAAATTTTACTCATATTACTCCCCTCTTAGGTTGTTAGTATAAAAAAAGGGTGTCCATCATATATTAGCTTAGGCAAAGCTGAGGGGGAAGCTTGCTTTTGCTCATGATGAACACCCACATGAAAACGTATTATCCCCCTCAGATAATTTTCATTTAGTTATTGTCACTCTTTACGAAGAACTGAATTTCGTCGCCAGAGCCTCTGGTTCCTTCCTGGGCAAGGAAGTCAACAGACATTCCAAGAACATCATCAATTTGATGAACCGGGAAGTTAAACTGCACAGCTGGCATATTGATATGGAAGAACGGAGCTGTTCCACCGCCAATTTGAATATTTGCCGAGCTAGTAGAAGCGTGCGAAACTCTAGAGTCATTAACCACTTTATTCAAGAACTGCGCTGAGTTAGCACGAGTAGAGCTTTCAGACGCTGATCTTAAGTAAGCAGTAAACGAACCTGTGACTGTTCTAGATCCTGTAAACTGACCAATTGGAGTATTCAATGCTGCTAATTCTTCAGGTGTTAAGTATGTAACATCATTAGAATAGCTGAAGCTTAGTCCAGTAACAGGGAAAGAGTAAAGGTTTGCAGTTTCTGCAGCACTACCTTGGTGACTGATTGAAATAGAACTTAAACGGTTCTTAATAAAGTCAACAGTATAGGTAGATCCATTAACATTCATAGTAGCATAAGGATGGTGAGAAGAAGTAGCATCCATACTAATACTAGCGTTAGGAGTTACAGTAGAACCGTCGTTTCCTACACCTCCAAATACTGCAATAGCTTTGTCTCTAGCTGCTCCAGTAAGTTCTACCATCTCAGTTCCAAAACCACTCCAAGTAGTGGTTGCAATACCATCAACTGAAGCATCAATCTCTCCAGTATTGACAATAGCTTTTTTAACTTGGTAAACTAGGTTATCAAGTTTGAAATACATATGATTTTCTTGTGCAATAGCAAAGTTAGAACGAGTAGAGTGGGTATTAGCTGTAGCAGCTGTATTAGCAGATGCTAACTTACCCGAATCTGTTGTTGAATCATATGCCCAAACTGATTGCTCACCACCATTTGAACTAGCAGGCTTAGTGTTACTAACTAGAGCTTGCCATAAATACCAGTCTGCTACCGGTTTTGTGTTTCCTGTCTGTGCTACGCCAGTAGAACCACTGTTTTGTTCCGCCCCTGTCGGACGTAAGTATGTCTGAAAATTCCATTCCACGGGGTTTCTTGCTGTATTAAAGCGCTGAACGCTTCTATCTGGGTCAAGACCTGATTCTAAAGAAGTAATATCTTGAACCGCAGAGTCAGCAGATAGTGCGTACCCAGCCAACACTTCCACTCTCCAAGTATTTTGTGGGGTGAGATCCGCGGCTGTGGTGGCACTGAGACTTAAGTCTTTAATAGAATAAAAGACTTTAGTATTTCTTTGTAGGTTAAGCTGAGTACCTGCCATTTTTTAACTCCTTAATTTTCTATATCTAATTCGTATTCGATTAGTATTTCTATTTCACCAATTCCGTATGGTTTTACTAAGCCTTCGTCAGTATCCACACTAGAGATTGTCATGTCACGTATATTATATACTCCAGTATCTAAATTATAAATAACGTGTTCTATATCTTGTATTAAACTATCTAAACTGCCAGAAGATTCCTCATCATTGACATATATTCGAAGAGTTAGCGGTATCAAACCCGTGGTATTACCTGAAGTGTTATATACCCTAACTTCTTCTCCAACTTGAAAAAATACTGATGGAAAATCATTTACTTCATCTAAAAATTTAACTTTTCTAAAGACATTGTTAAAAGCGTTATTCTGAAAAGTATAATTCGAATTTAAGGATGAAATAGAACCATCTATAAGTTTTAAATTTGTAAGAATGTGATTAATTATGTTTCTTCTTTGATTCGACATTATTAGTATAGCACCTTAATCTAGTTCTGGCAAATTAAATTTTTTCAAGTCTTAATAATTTTAAACTGCCTTCCGAATAATTCTTGAACAGTTTGCCTAATCGTAGGTCTAATTAGTCGTTGACCTACTGCATAAGGGCGCCTATGAAACTTGTCAAAATATTCATCCACAGGAGGTTCCGCATAATACGAAATTAAAGCTTTTCTGTAATCTACCATAAACTGTAAAGCGTTTACAAAACGTCCAGTTCTATATTTTAATCCTTCGGTAGGATTAGGCTCTCCCACTGTAGGCATTTTATCTTGTATTCTTGTTCTTAATATCGTAGTAAGTTGCGCAGAAGAAATAAACTGAGAAGTGTCTCTAACTAATTCTCTTCTTTTAACATTACCTCTTTTAACTCTTGTATTCAGTCTTGGAATACTACCTCCAGTAGGAACTCCAAAAACAATTTCATAATCTAAAGGACCTACTCCTGCAAAATCTTTGGAAGTCATTTTTCGTTTACCTCCAATAGAATCAAGAATTTTTCCAAACTCTTCAGTAGACTTTGCAATTATAGGAGGGGCAGTATCTGCTAACTGAGTGTATAAATCTTTTTCAAAAGCATCCCCTAAATTATATTGAATACCGGCAGACTTTCCTTTTCCTTTTAATTCAGTAGTAAAAGGCGGAGAAGTAAAATTCTTAAAAGGAAAGTAAATATTAATAACATCTACAGAAGTTACTTTTCCTTTTACGATATTAGCTTTTGAGATTAATAAATTTTTAGCCTTATTATAAAAAGCTTTATGTAGATCAGGATCGTGTTTAGCTATTAAATCAAAAAACCCTCTTCCTCCTATTTTTGATCTAACTGCTTTTAAAACTTCTTCAGGATTATTTACATCAAAAGTATTTTTCCCTTTTTTCCCAAAATCTTTATCGCCCTTTAATAGTCCTTCTTCTTCTGCTTGTTTAGCTAATAACTTTAATTGATCTAAAAATCCTTCTCCAAAAGCAGAATAAGCTCTTTGTCCAATGGTAGATCCGGGAGAGCCTCCTCTTTTTGCTTTAACTTCTGGAGTTAGAACATCATCAGCAGTTGTCCCAAAAGCCCTAGCTAATGCTTCAGCCACTCTTGGACTGGTAATCTCTAAGTCAGGTACAGCGGCTACGTTTTTTTCAGCTTGTTGCGAGACTCTACCGCCATAGTACTTAGCAAGACTTTGTTCAATAGCATCACCCCAAAATTTCTCACTTCTTTTTACTCCTTTTCCTGTGGCTTTTAGCTTACCAACAGATTGAAGTAGTCCTGTATAGTTTTTTACTAATTCGGGATCAGTTACTGTAATAGAGTAAGCCACTATAGGCATTATATCACCACTCTATACATTTCAAGAACTCTGCGAATATGAGGAGGGAAATTAGCACTTAAAACATGCTGTTTACTGCTCTCTCCGCTAAGTGAGAACCCAGCATTTTCTTGAGTTTGTTTATGAAGTATTTTGATATAATCTAGAGTAGCTACTTTAATATCACGCGGAATATTAGTAAATCCTCCATCATAGGTTATTTTAACACCTCTAGGATAGTTTCTAAAAATAGTTTCTGGAATAACAGAAATACTAGCTACCCCTTCAACTCCTGAAGTATATCTTTTTACTCCTCCAGTTTCAGAATTCCAAACGAACTCAGGTAATGTTCTACAATCGTCTTTTACTGCTGTAGTTCCATTTTTTCCATTCATGTGTAATAACACTACTGTGTTCTCGTCAGTAGCGTGTGCTGTGGTAGGTGCTGTAAAAGATGCTGTATATTTAGCATCAATAGTCACTCTAAACTCGTCTACATAACCCTTAAAATAATTTTCACTACCTGTCACATCCGATTTGCCGATTAACATATTAACATTACTTGCAATAGTAGGCAGTGTGTTAGAATTTGTTTGTGTTTTTACTAAAGAACCATCAATAAATAATCTTAAGCTATTATCTTGTCTAGCAATAGCATAATGTTGAAAATTATTAGCATTTGCTGTATAAAAACTCGAAGTAGAAGATGTACTAGTAAAATGACTAACATTTACAGTCTCTGTATCAGAGTTTACTGCTCTAAAATTAACACCTAAATATGGATCATACCCTAATTCAATTTTTGTATTAGCATCTCCTCGTGAAACCATTGTTTTAGTGTTAGATAAGTCTTCAAACCTGAAAAATCCTTCTATAGTAAAATCATCCGTTTGAAAATCAAATTTAGGATTATCAGACTCTGGATCAGAGATAGATACAAATGATGACCCGTTAAAATAAGCCGAACTCTCTCCAAACTTTTTTCTTCTAGTTCTTAAAGCCGCTGAAGAGCTTACTGAAGATTTTTGAAAATCATCTCCTACTAAAGAACCATCTGAGCTAGGTCCAATTAAAGTTTTGTGACTTTCTCCATCAAATTCTGTAATACTTTTTACACCATTCAAAGGCAATCTAGAAACAAAAACTTGTGACGTACCCCCATCAAAAACTTCTGAATAAACATTACTTTTAATTTCTCTACCTACATAACTTTCTACTACAGAACAAGCGTAAGATATTAAGTTACTTAAACGAGTATCGTAAGTAGTACTGTTAATTTGTAAATATTCTTTTACTTCTCCTAGTTGTACATACGGTACTGTCACAGGTTGAGCCATTTTTTACTCCTCTTCCGTACCAGCCTTTGATACTGTTGTTTCAGTTACAACTTTCTTTTTAGAAAACATTCCTTCCATAGACCTATTAGCTACTTTAGGCTTTACTTCTGGACTTCTTCTTTCTTTCCAAAGCTTTTTCATCTCATCGTGATTAACAGAGTAAGAATCTAAGGTTAAAATAAATTCTTGATAATCATCAATGGATAATAATCTCTCAATAGGATCAACTTTTGCCATATTACTCTCCTTATTAGTAAAATAGGGCAGGCGTTGAACACCTGCCCTGTTGTATTAAACGCCTGGTTTATTATATAGGTATTATATATTAACCAGCTGAGATATTACACGCGAATGAATACGTGCTGCTCAAGGTCGGCGACGAAGCGGTTCCTGCAGTTGTCATTGCCTTGAAGTCAAAGCGAGTTGACATATACATTGCAGTAACCTGCTGGCGTGGCTCATACTCGCTCTCAATTTCCATTCCACGTCTTTCACCAATGACGAATCCTGGCTTATAGACGAGAGATGCAAGAACGTTATGAGTAGTACCTACGTTATCCATGAACTCAGAGATAACAACAGGAATTCCGTAGATAGCGCCAAGAGCACCAGTTAAGTAAGTAGCGTTAGGTCCAAACTTATCAACAGTACGGAAATCACTTTCAGCTACAAGAGAGTTATAACCCTCAACAGAAGTGATAAGTACTAGCTGATCGCCAAGCTGGAGACCATACTTACCAAGAGTTGCGCGAGCGTCAGCAATCTCAGCAGGAGCGGCTTTAGTAGACGAGCTACCAGTCTGCTGCTCAAGAGCGGCTGCGTTAGCAAGCTTAGTAATACCAGTAATCACAGAACGGAATCCAGTACCACCAGTAGTAAGCGACTGATCAGAGTTAGCATTAAAGCCACTTAAAGCGCCGTTACCACGAAGGATCGCTTTATCGATAGCACGGGCAATACGACGAGTCGTAGAAGCACGTAGGAAGTCGATAAGAGGAAGAATGGTATCTTCTTCTTCGTCCTTAGCAATATGAGTTGAAGTCATAAACTTATGCGGAGTTAAGTCTACAGACTTAATTTTATTCTGGTAAGAATTCGGCACGTTAGTGGCGTCTGCAATACCAGATGCATAAGTTCCAGAAGCGAACTGTGCAACGTCATCAGAAGACGCAGAGGTTCCACCGTTATCTTCATCAGCAACCGGAATACGGAAAGTTTTTGCATCCACACTCAAGCGCTGGAACATTGGTGCAACAACTAGCTGCTGCTGCATTTCTTCATAAATATTGGTAGAGAAGTTAGAAATAAAGTTCTCTCCATGTCCAGACTGGACAATAGCTTTCATACGGTTACCATAAGAGGTATCCATAGGATCGCGCTTACCAAGAGCATAACCAAGCATCACAGCGTTAGCCATTTCCTTCTCAGAATATGGGTTTTCTTTACGCTGAGACTCTTGGAATACCATTTTGCTGTTCTGAAGAGCAGCAATCTCTTCACGGTATTTTTCCATTTGAGCTTTAAGTTCGGCAACTGCCTCGCTCTCACGAGGGGTATAAGCTGCTTTCTCTTGAACAAGCTCTTGTCTATCTTTAGCATCTGCTTCAGCCATAATAGCTTCACCAGTTTTTTCAACTAATTCGGCCACTCTAGGCTCTTGTACCTCAATAGTGGCGGCTTTAGCTTCTGCTGATTTATTTTCGGTTGCGCCAGTGTCAATTGTTAGCACATCACCTGCAGTTTGAGTAGCCATATCGTCTTTCTCCTTTTCTTCGATAATCGCATGCCCGTGTAACTTAAGGGCAAGATCTCTTTGATCATTTTGATTTGTTTTCTTAAGTTCTGAAATCATTGAATTTAAATAGTTTGCGAAAACATAGTCTGAATCTGACCAGTCATCCCCACTTGATTTTAAATTAAGGATTTTATTAAGTTTTTCTTGGTTTTCATAGTTTTCTGCAATATTTTCATCGTTCTTTAACTGGAATAAATATTGCTCGGTTGCAGTATTAGAATCACTATAGTTTGATTTAATCTGTTCTCTAATTGAATCTGTCAACCTTGGAGTTTTTGTATTGATAACATGAATATCGTATTTAGTATCAATATCCCAAGTATTAACAACAGCAATTTCTTCTGCATTTATTGTATCTATATTATCTACTGATTTTCCGTTTACGTCAACCTCTAAAAATTTAAAATTTGGAGATTCGGCAGTAGCAATTTTAGTAATTTTAAATCTTTTTCCTTCGTATTTTACAAAGGAGCCAGTATTCAATGAAGAAGTTTCGGCAGACAATAGATTTACAAAAGGAATCGGCTCCATAGGATCGGTTTCCTCTAGCTCTTCCTCTTCATCAGAAAGTTCTAAAGTTGTTTCCTTTTCCACAGTCTTAGTCTCTTCAGCAATTTCTTCAGTAGACTCTTCTGCTTCTGTTGCTTTTTCTTCTTCAGTGAGATCTTCGTTTGAAGAACCTTCTTCAGCTTTTTCTTCAACTTCAATCGTCTCTGTAGTTTCTACAGTTTCAACAACTTCTGTTTCAGAAATGGCTTCAGACTTCTCTTCGACAAGGGTATCTTCTGTATCCATTTCTTCCTCACTTTCTTCTGTTTTAAAGTTTTTAACAAAGTTCTCATAGTCAGAATCTCCATCAAAACTTTTTCTGATACTAAAGAGGGAGTTTTGATTAGCAGGAACGCTAACCACACTGATCTCTAGTAATTCTACGTCTGTGATAGTCATAGAATCTGTTTTTTCGTCATAATTACCGTCTTTAACTCTGAAACCTACTGAAAAACTTTTTAAAGCACCGTCTTTAATAAGTGTTTGTACTCCATGAAGTTTTTCAGCTGCCTCACTCACAATGGCATCGACGTAAATCCCTTTTCTGTCAACAGTAACTTTATCTACTTTTCCAATAGGCTGGTCATGTTTATGTTGATATAATAAAACAGGGTTTTTTCTGTAGTTTTCTACACCTTTAGCCCAAGCCTTGGCGGTAACTACGTCTCCTACCCTGTCCTTATCTGTAGTATTAGCATAACCTGCAATTTTTAATCCTGCAGACTTACCTAGTCTTTTAGTTTCAAAATTACTGTTTAAATAAAATGTTTTTTCCATTATTTATCCTTTACTCTTCGCTAGCGCCTGAGTCTTCAGGTCTTCCTCCGATGCCTGGGTTAACAGCGCTTCCAGTTATATTCTGAGGTATTCTAATCTGATTATTTTCTTCACCTTCTAAATCTTCGAATCCGAGTCCTGATCTAGCTTCGTTAACTGTAATAATTCCAGTATTAACTAATGTTGAATAATACATCGCTTGCGTTTTGTTATCAGGCTGTAGTGCAGAAATAGAAGTTTTATCTGGCCTTATGACTACCCCACCATTGAAATAATGAGAAAAAGCACTACAAAATAAATTTAACAAAGGTATTACTGTATGATTATAAAATAATACTTCGTTAGCTGCTATGTTTGCGTTGTTTCCACTTTTTAACAACACATAAGGAACTCCAATTGATTTTGCAATATCTTGCTGGATTCTTTCAATTGAGTTTTCAAAATCTAGTTCAGTAAAGTTGATGTTAGAAAATCTATCAATTTTCAAACCACCATCTAAAATAGCTGGATTTCTAGCTCCTTTAAACAGCGAGGAATAATTTGATCTCCAAGCCTCTAATAGTCTTTCTTTTACTTTAGGGCTTAATACATTATCAGTTTGTAAAACTAATCCCGGAACAGCATTATTTTTAAAGAACAATCTTTGAAATTCTGTCATCTGATAGTACAGCTCAAAGAGTCTTTCCAGGTTCTTTAATCTACTAACTCCTCTAAAAATACTATCTTCATTATCAGATTTTACATGTATTACTTCGTCAGGAGTAAATGTGATTCTTTCTTGTTTTGTAGTTTGGCGTTGTCCGAAACCAAAGTAATCAGTTGTAGCATTGTGAATTAAATAGTTGTAATGACTAACAAAAGTTTTTGAATCGGCAACCACTTCTACGTCGTTCGCGGGAAGTAAATACAATCCACCGTTCTCTTTATCATAATAAAAAAATGCATTACCGTCAAGATAAAAATCTAAAATTGCCCTTCTGAACAAACGTACTCTATCCTCAAAAGGATTAGGTTTGGCGTTCATAATTTTGTGAAGTTTTTTAGCTGCACCTCCTTCTACTATTAGAGGCACGCTAGTTGCTGCATTTACAATAACTTCAATAGACCTGTGAACAATCTCAATTTCCCGATATGCAGATTCAAACTCTACAATTGACTCTGGCAAATTGTAGGGATCTTGAGCTGCTATAAACGGTTGTGCTGGATTGAGTTTTTCTACTATCCAATCTTTAAATGCCATTGTGTTTCTCTTTTTGAATATTTATCCAGTTTACAATCTTCTTATCATAAGATATAGGGTAAACTTGTCCATATAAGTTGTGCAATAATCCATGATGATAACTACATAACGTATATAAATTATCACTAGTTAAATAAGTATGATAATCTTCTTTAAATTTAACTCTTATACTTTTAATGTACTCTACATCTTCTATTTTGTCAATTTTATTTTCTTTACACCACCGATGAAACAGTTCAGAAATAGAGTATATGTGATGTAGTTCTAATTTGTCTTTAGAACCACAGATATAACAACATTCGTCATATTTATACTCTTTTTTAATATAATCTCTAATATATTTTATAGGTATTCTTTTAAGCATAAATACTGACCTGACCTCTTAGGTTAGAATAAATGGCATATCTTATTGCATCGCAACAGTGAGATGTCCAATCATGTACAGGCTTTTGTTTTTCTGTTCGTTCATTCCATCTATAAGCAGCAATAGAATCAAAAGAGTGTCTAGCATTATCTATATCAAATACTATTTTATCATTATCAACTAAATTTTGTATAGCTAAGATACCGTCATTAACGCTTTTTTGCGCGTTTTCACAATAAATATCGTAATCATAAGCTAAATCTGCTTTTGTTTGTTGGGCGGCAGAATCGATGTAAATAGTATCTATATCCCATCTATCTGCTATTTCTTTTATGTGTTCTGCATGAGTAGAGGTAGTACCTTCTTTTGCTACATACTCATCAACCACATAGAAATTTTCATCACTATCTTTTGCTATTACTACGAAAGCTGTTTCATCTCTGTAACCAATATCTAAGCCTCCTAAAAATTCATATCTGTAATCTCCAGGATTAATTTCTTCTACTTGTCTTAGATGCCTATCTTCGTCTATATTATAGATTTTTCCTTCTAGAGTTACCCAATCACACTCATACTCTTGTCCGAATAGGTTTTTACTCATACTCCTACGAGCTTCTTCAATATCTTCTTGATTTAATAAAGGATTAGCTCTCCAAGTAAATCTAGTACTTCCCCATTGTTCAAATTCAGGATCTTGTCCTCTTAAATAGTACTCATATAGATAATTACCTTTTCCTCTAGGAGTAGAGATCCATAAACATCTAGAGTCTGGAAAGGTGGAAAGTGCAGGTCTTAAATCTCTTGTAAAATATTCGTCATTAGGAATAATCGCTGCCTCATCTACTATCAATAAATTAGCAGCTCTACCGATTAAACTATCTCTGTTGTTAGCTGATAATAGTCTAAAAGTACTACCATTTACAAGTCTAATAACTTTATCTTTTTGATTAAAGCGATCGGTTTCTAATTGTAAGTCGCGAATGATTTGTGTAGTATAGTCCCAGATAATTGAAGATAGAGAGAAGTTAGGAGCTACTACCATTACCTGTGTACCAGGCTCTAAAAGTTTTGCAAAAGCTAAAATAGCTGCTGCGTATGATTTACCTGTTCTTCTAGCAGAAATGTGTACCCAAAAACGGTGAGACTCTAGACCTTCTACCATTCCCCATTGGCTTTCATTCAACTTTAAATCAAGTTGATTAACCATTGGAACTTTGCGCAAAAGTTTTTCTAGATTAATTTTGAAAAATTTATCTTCTTCTGTCATTTATCTAATCATGTTTAACACTGTATAGATAAAACTTGTAACACCTGCAACAAACATACCCAAGAAGATCAAAGTTTTTAAACTTGATCTACCTTGGGTGGCTAAAATTTTTAGATCTTGAACTTCTTCAAAAGTATACTGAATTTGTTCTTGTAATCTTTCAAAATTCTCCATCATTTTTTCATAGCGCTCTGCGCACACAGCTTCGTGCGTAGATAACTCACGTTTTGTTTCTTGTGTTCTTTCGTGGAGAGTTTCTACGTCCTTTTGAAGCTGATCTAATTCTCTTTCGGCACTCATTCATTTTCTCCAAAACTCCCCCTCAAGTTTTAATTAATAACCAGCAGCTACTTGAGCGTCCCACCAATCATCAGCCATTGTAATTACTTCTGCTTCAGTCATGTCAATCGTATCACCTACATTATCAGGATCATCTTTTTGAAACGTAGAGGCAGCGTGCATAGTTGTGATTCTTGTTCTAAAAGTATCTTTAGTAAACTTTGTTAAAGAGCTAGGAATATAATACTCTACACTATCACTTATGCATCCTACATAAGTGTGATCAGCAGAGTTATACCAGTGACCTCCTTCATCAATCCAAATAGGGGTAATTTTATTATCAGAGCGTGCTCTTAGTTTATGTAATTTGTATTCTACAATCATGTTAATTCTCCTCTGAATTATCGTTAGATTCATCAGTTAAAAATAGTGCATCACTGTCATAATGATCTCTTAGTCCTTGTAGCTCCATTCTGACTTTATCAACCTGAAGCTGGTCAAGAAGCTTAGTACACATATCGTCTAAAAACTCATACATAGGTTTAACAGTGTAATCTTCGATTTTTTGTTCATATTCTAAATATGCAAGCATATCTAAAGTAATTTTTCCAGGATTAACTCCTATCTGCTCTAAATACTCTTGCTCTCCCTTAGTAATACGTCCAGACTGTCTTACATCTCTTAAACATTGGACCATGCTTCTTTTAAGATGAGAACGTGCTTCTTCTTTTTCAAAATCCTCTTCAGTATAATCACTAAATTTATCTTTTAAATCATCATACAAGTTAGAAAGAGTCAATACGTCTTTCATTGCTCCTTCTACGTATTTCATTCCATTAGCCATACCACTTTTTAGCTGGGCTATATCAATCTCAATTAATTGAGATTTTAGTGGGTCTTTTTCTTTGGCTAATCTGTCTTCTTTTTGTTTAAGCTTAATTTCGTTTTTTAAGTAGTTCCACTTAGCTTCTTCTAGCGCTTCTCTTTTACGAGTCATCTCAGCGCTTACTTGACGAAGATTTTTCATAGGAGCTGCATAACTTAAATTAATATGTCTCCATGTCCATTGTGAATGAGAACGGTTCCAAATTCTTTCTGTTTCTGCAACATTTGCAATAGCTAAATCAACTTTTTTTGCATTTTCAGCGATTGTTAATCCACCAAAACTTTTTACTTCTGCTAAGTTAGTTGCCATGAAGACTTCAGCAATAGATTTTCCTCTTGCTTCTTCTGCAACATCGACTAAATCTTGTTTATTTTCTTTTTTAATTGTAATTTCGCTCATAAAGTCCCCTCACTTATATTAAAACTAATAGATAGTCTATCCTTTGTATTTTCATTTGGTTCCACATAATGTTCTAACCATGATGGAAATATTATACATGCTCCTGGAGTTGGAGTCAAACCATAATTTTTAACTCTAATTCTACTGGCCTCTGATCTACCCGCAGGATTTACTAAAACTAATCTTCCTGAGTTTTCTGGAGTTGATATCCAATATACGCCACTTAACGTACCACTATGTACATGATGAGCGTTATAAGAATACTGAGGATTAATGTTTAACCACATAGAATCTACAGACACAGGTGCGCTAATACGTTCACTGTGATCTTTAACAATATCGTTGCAAAGAGTTGAAATAGGATCAATAAGAGGTTTTAGAAAATCAGCATATTCTTGAAATAGAGAATCAGTGCTCTGCCAGCCTAACTTATTAGATCGTTGCTTTCCTTCAGTATTATCTTTCAACCAGTAGCTGAAATTAATTAGCTCCTGGTTAAAAGAACTATTTTCATCGTTAATTTGTACGCCCCATATAGGAACAGACAAAATATCTTCTTTAAACTCTAGGTGATTCATTATCTGAAATGTGTATACCCTTGAACCCAAATAACTAGAGACCAACGAGTTCCTTTAGTAACAGGCATAACTCTGTGTCTCATATAACTTGGAAAGAGAATAACTGCTCCTCGTTCTTTAGGCATACTTACAGGCTGACCTTCATCAACTTGCAAATCTCCCCCTTCATAATCATTTGGATCTGATAGTTGAACTACCATAGAAATTTTTCTTCCGTAAGAAGAGCCTCCTCCTACATCTATATGCCAATCATAATGTTGTTTGGTTTCGTGACTAGTATATTCTAGTAGTTGTAGCCCGTGCATAATACCTGCAATCTCAAAGTCAAAGTGATTTTGATTAGTTACATCTGCAATAAACATCATTTTTTCGAATAAACCATTAGTTTGTTCATTCATAAAAACATTTCTTACATAGACATCACGAGTCTCTCTACGAACCTCTCCTCCGTTTTCTCCAACAGAAGCAAATTCTGGATACTCTTTTTGTCCATAGTTAATAACCCAGTCACACTCATCAGGAGTAAAATACAATTCTTTTTTAGAGTGTTCTCTTGTATGCACAACAAATCCTGGAGTTCTTGGACGTTGTCTTGGAGCCATAAACTTTGCCATTATTCACCTACCTTAAATTCAAATTTATCTGGAAGAGGTCTGCCTGATGGTCTAGAACTCATCAATGCTTCTTCTTGAGTTTTTAACCACGGCTTTTCTAGTTGTTGAGTTTGTTGAACATTTCTCTCTTGATGCATTACTCCTACTTCTCTATCTCTAGGAATTCCTCCTTTTGGTATGCCTAGTGTAGGACGGCCATCAAATTTACACTCTTGGGCGTAAGGACCATTTGCGTCTACATAATGAACAAATACTTGAGCTTGCCACTCTCCTCGATAAACAGGTCTCCAATGAGGAACATCACATCCTCTATACAGTAACATCTCTCCCACATCTAAATCTATTTTTTTACCTACAGTGTCGTTATCGTCTTTACCTACATAGATAGGCCAAATAGACTCACCTTGCTTTCTACCTAAAGTTAAAGTGCCTGAAATTTCACATGAAGGCCTATCTTTATGATATTTTAACTCTTCTCCATTTTGATAGATTCGTGAATAAGTGTACGCTGGGATTAGCTGAACCCCAATCATATCACTTAACTTTGGAGCTAGTCTAGCAAGTAATGTGTCAAATAACGGATCTCCATAAATAGACCAGGATAGTGGACATTGTTGATCATCGCCCCCTAAACTAACAGGCGGTACTAACAATCCAGCTTCTTTTTTTACAAACAAATAATCAGTCATAAGGGAAGCTACCTCATGACTGATTACATCATTAAAAACTACATATTTTTGATTCTGAAACATTTCAGCAATTGAACTCATAATACATTTCCCCCTTTATTAGAGTATACTCAAATTATATCTTAAATTTTTAAAGTAGTCAAGAAGAAATATAAATTATGAAGTCGCTGGTAGGTGTCGTACTGATACAACTGTACCGCTCGAAACAGCCGCTGTATTGTTAAGAGTTAACGTTGTTCCAGAAACGATATAGTTGTTAGAAGGAGCTGCAGGAGATTGTAATACGCCGCCAACTACAACCATGATAGAGCTAGAGTCTGTTGGGGTAGTAGAAAGTGTAAAGGTATTAGCTGATCCTGTCGCGCTAAAGATGTCATTTTGTAGATTAGAAGTGGAAGTAGAACTTAATATATATCTAGCTTCAATTTCTGTATTTGCTGAGATAGGTGTAGTATTTGCAATAGTTAGTGTAGATCCACTCACAAAATAATCATCTTCTGGAGTTTGTAATAATCCGTCAATAGCAACAAACATATTTGTAGCGTTAGACACACTTCTTGACATTGCAAAAGTATTAGCTGACCCAGTTGCTACAAACACCTGAGAAGAATAAGAATAAGCTATCTCAACACTTGTTGCTGTTACTGTGACTGTATTCGAAGTTCCTGTTGCAGTAGCACTGAGTCCTGACCCAAATACAATGTTTGCAGTAACTCCGTCAATCACTCCTCCTGAACCTTCTACTACTATACCACTAGAAGTTGCAAATGTTGAGTTCGCATAAGTACCAAAAGTATCTAAAATAGTTTTATTAGCTGTAATAGAGGATGCGTTAGTAGTTACATTGTCTTGTACCGTGTTAAGGTTAGTATCAGTAGCAAAAGTTGAATTAGCATAACTTCCAAAAGTATCTGAAATAGTTTTGTTATTTGTAATAGTAGTAGTGTTGGTAGCTACGTTATCTTGTACCGTATTAAGATTAGTGTCGGTAGCAAAAGTTGAATTAGCATAACTTCCAAAAGTATCTGAAATAGTATTATTAGCTGTGATTGAACTGGAGTTGGTAGTTATATTAGTATTAGCCTCTCTCATTCCGTGTACAATTCC